GGTCTCAAGCGCGCCATTTCGCCAACCAGCCAATCGTACGTCGCCCGGTTGTGTGAACACAGAAGTATGTGGCCGAGCGTCCGCTCTGCGTAGTACTCCGCACCTCGACCGTTCGCGGCCGCCGTTTGTCGCATCGCGATGGAGGCCGGGTCATGTTGGATGACAAATTTTGGTGGTGAGATTCCAGCCGCCTCGAAGTCACTTGCGTACGCACCTTCAGGCAGAATGGACTTTCGGCAAAAGCTGAGCCCAGCGAGGGTCGAGGACACTCCCTCGATTCGGAGGATCATGCCAAGATCAGCAGCGGCTTTGATCCAAGCCGCTGGGCTAAACAGCTCCCTTGCGTAGGCTAATCGCATTAAGCCATCGTCGCCCATGTTCGACAGCCACACCTCACGATAAAAATCGGCGTACGTTTTCTCAGGGTGCACTCGGCGATATAAATGCGCCATGACCATCGGTACGAGGAAATTGTTGTTGCTAGGCGTACTTGCGCTACCTGTGCTTAAACCTGTGGTCTTATTGATGACCACCCCATGTGTGAGGTCGTAGATCGTGCCGTGACCAAGTGTCTCATAGTTGGCCTCGATCCAGCTGGCGATCTCTTTGTTTTGCGCATGAGTGCGGAAACCGTGTGCTCGCAGTGCCGCCAACAATTTGCGTCCACCCGACTTCACAGTTGCGTCGCACCCGGTCATGTCAAAAGCCACAAACGTGCCGCCCTCGGGTGCAGACGCAAGCATGCGATTATAGCCGCCTCCAGAAGCAGTCATGCCTACCTTCCATGGAGCGACATCGTACATACGCGTCATCTTCTTGTTGAGCGTGTATTCGAAGACCATAGTGCGGAGATACGCCACCAGTGTTTGCGCAACGACGGTGCGTATTTTCGCTCCGTTCGCATCTAACTTTTCTAAGTTCTGGATGTAATTTTTGACAAATGAGTGGTGTTGGTCTCCGCGCAAGTCCCCCGTTTCCAACTGGCGCCGGACTTCACCGACTACCGCGCGAATCCAACCCGTATTAAACAAGTCAGACCTTTTGCGCATTACGAAAGCGTCCCCATTCCGATTTACGCCTTCCTGGCCCATAAACGGAATGCCGCAGCTGTATTTCATGACGATGCCCCGAGCGATGAATCGGGGGTCTCGCAGGCGTGAGTCTTCGAAACACTCCGGGACGTGGTCCGTCAGCGCCCTCACGGCCTCGTCAATTTCGATGTTGTCAGAAGACTCATCGAGACCCGCGTAGCGGGAAAGTGAGGCCCTGACGTTCTCCTCCGTGGCGAATGCTAGACAATTTGCGCCTACCTCTGCGTCGAGTGATTCAAGAGCCCGCATGGCCCGGCCTTTACCGTATTCGTCCAGAGCTGGCGTGCGCACAGGGCGGCTGAAATCTTGTAACCGAAGTGGTGGCTGACCCTCAGGTTTCAAATCATTTAACCTCCCGAGCAGCGCTATCATATCCATCTCAGGGTTAACCTCCGCAATTGTTATCACTGTTGACAGCAGGCTGCGCAGATGAAATAATGCGGGCTGCTTCTCCACTTTAGCTGCCTGCATGGTCCATGCGGGTTTCCCTCTAACCTCAAACGGTTCGGGCGCAGGTCCGAAGTCACGCGGCGAATGGCGTGCGAGCAGCGCCGCTGTACCATCTATGAAGTCTCCTGACGAGTCCGCATATCGGTGCGAGGCCCCCATCAGAGCCTCGCGACAAGCTGGAGCAAACTTTGCGACGGCCCGCTGCGCGAACTCGAGCCACCCCAGCCCTTTGCGGAGGCGCGTGACCTCTTCCGCCACGTTTTGACGCGGTGCGGGGGGGGGTGCGTCACTAGTGTCGAGGCCAGGAGGGCCGGGTGCACGAGCTCCTAAGGC